CAGGACGCCGTATAGGCCCTGTATTCGGCTCTGTAGAGGAAGCTGAGAGGTTCCTTAACAAGTAGACACAAAACTGCCGCAGCGTATCCAACAACACTGCGGCAGTTCAGTCGTATCGTTATGTCGTATGCCGGGGTCAAGCGTCCCTTCGCACAACACATTTACCTGTCACCCCGAGGACAACGTGTCATCGGGCAGGCGTGTGTAGTCTTGCTTAGGGATGCTCGCATGTCAATGCGGATTTAATGGAATTTTCGCATCCAGAGACATGTCAATGTGACCACCTTTTCTAGGTCGCCAAGTCCCATTGCACTGATGCCATCCAACCCAGTTGTCAGGGCTCCTGCGGCACAGTGCCTCAAATGGCAGAATCCCGTATCCGTCTTCTGGATGGAACTTTCCGCCAAACTGCTTCTCGGACATGTGGACTTGCTCATTGCTGTAGAAGTCTTTGCCGGACATCCTGACAACCAGCTTGCTGAACATCCCAACACCTGCCTGATCTAGAAACTCTACCGTAGAGACCTCACGCAAGCCCTTGTTCATTACCCTGTAGCACCAGTCCTTTGTGATCTCATAAGCAGCCTCAATGATCTCATTGCCCTTCTCGGCGTAGAAAAACGCATCGCTCACGTGACCGTGAACCTCTGTGGCAAACATCGCATTGCAACCAACAAGATTCGGGACCGGGCCATACCACTCAATATCGCAATCAGAGTAGAGCCCCCCGTTCTCGAGGATCATTTTCATTCTCATGACTTGAGCCCAGAATATCTTGCTGTAATGAAACAAATCAGCATGAGCATTCCTGCAAGTCTTCAACGTCACGAGCCTTGTGTCGAACTGTGGCTTATTCAGGCGGCTGAACTTGAGAACATTGTCGGACCACTTGCGTGGCATTGGATTTGCCTCGTGCTCACCGTATATGAAATAACAACTCTTCATCACGGCAGGATCTTCGAGAGAAACTCTCTGGCGTCTTCAGCTTCCTTCTCGTAATTAATCAGCTCAAGGAACCTTGTTCTTGAGTTTCTTCCCATTGTGTTTGCAACCTCAGGATTGATCCAGCTTCGTATCATGTCACAGTTTTCTTTCTCTGTGCCAGCGTCTAGGTCAATGCAATTGAACCCGGGCTCAAACAGCTTCATAGCAAGCTCACCCCACTTGCGATGCTCAGACATGTTAGTAATCACAGCCCTGCCTGAATACATCCACCCCATATTAGAATGCCCCAAACCTCCCCAGCCCTTTGTTGTCCACCCTAGCGTAGCTTCCTTCATCTTCTCGAAGACTCCATCAGTGCCGTGCAGAACTCCATCTGGGCAATCGATTCCAAAATACTTAAAGTCAATCTCTGGCAGCAGCTTCTTATATTTCTGATACAGTTCAGGAAACATATACCCACTTGTCACGCTATGGACGCAGTTAGACCCAGCAGGCACATTGGTATATCGATATATGTTTGTGTTAAGCTCCTGATTCACCAAGACGCTCACATCGCTTCCGCCGGGATGAGGCACTGATCTGATGACTTTGTCCAGCCTCTCTCTTCTGTCTATGTTGCCGACATGATACACCAGAGTTGATTTTTGGCAGACCTCTGAGTGCAGCTTCTTCCAGACATCATAATGACACCAATGAGTTGGCATGACGATGTCGAAATCCATATCGATGAACCTGTCAAAGTCCAGAGCCTTGATGTGATATTGATGACACCTGTTCCAGATGTGATGCACACCATCATCAAACCTGTAACGCTCGCAGAATGGGTGATCTCCACAGTTGTGGGTCAGGTATTGTCCTATTAAAGCATCACAGTTGTGAGCCTTGTGCATTGTCCAGTATCCCTTATCAGCCCACTCAGGACCAATTGGAATATACATCTCCCAGCCTAGCCTTTTCTCGAATAGGCAATGCAATGCATACAGGAGATCCCTGTGGTGTAAGTCTACAAGTATTTTCATATGTCCAGAAGTTGTCTCCACTTCCAAGTGATTTTATCAGAGCCCCATCGATGTGAAGCCATCTCTCTCTGCCAATTGCTGATGACCATAAGGTCTTTGGGTTCCGCTCTGGCAAATCCTGCCGCTATATCTTTGAGTTGATCAATGCTCGATGCGAGTTGGTCAGGGAGCAACAAGTTTTTCACTTCTGTTTTCCATCCAAGATCTGAACAACAGACAACTGGTATGCCAACAAACATAGCCTCCATCAGTGCCAGAGTATAGGGTGCTGGCTTAGTTCCCCCATACCAGAATGCATTGTGATTCCTCATATGGCCAATCATGTCTTGGTATGATGTCAACCCCTGCCAGTTCTGTTGCCCCTGATTGTCTGTCCCAAACAGCTTGTTAGGTGCAGCAGAGCAAACAGCATCCCACATATCCTTGTTGCATGAGTCAGCCCTTTGAGCGATTGATTGAACCAATGCTATAATCTCTCTAGTTCCTCCGGTCCACTTTGGAAAGTCACTTGCGAACTTCCCAAACGGTATCAATGCATCTGATTGAACCTTGCAGTCATACTGGTCCACTTCGCTGTATCGAACTATCTTAACGCCCAGATCTTTGATCCTTCGCAAGTGCTCATCAGTGTCTTCCCAGATCTGGCCAATGTCCCTCCATATAACATTCCTGCCACGCATGAGTTCACTGTTGTGAATGATCCAGTCGAAGTGATGCATCACAACGATGACATCAAACATGTCCAGCAGCTCCTCTGATAGATATTTCCTGTGATCCTCTTCCTCTGCTGGAGGTTTGAGATTGTGAAAAGCCTCAACCCATTTTGATTCCAGTTTGACATCGAGTTGCGGTCTGGTCACAGCACCCTTGCCTCCATCCCAGTATGCGCCCATTGGCATTATCCTGAGACCCGGTATCTGTGAGAGCATCCTAATTTCATCATACTCGAGGACTTCGTGGCAGCTTAAATATAGCAGGTTCATTTGTTTATCTTCTTCAGCTTCTCAATCATTTCCTTCCCTGCATCACCGCAAGACTTCAGCCCCTCCATCAGAGATCTAGCCTGATGCCTGTCCAGCTTCTTGCTCTTCAGCATCCGCTTGCAGTAGGCTATGTAGTCAGGGATATCATTCATTGACTCCACACTAGGCATTGCAGGAGGCAGCACGTATGGGCCGTCAGGCCAGCTAATTGACTTAGCACTGAACATACGCACTGCCTCCTGAACTATCTCAGGGAGCTTGTGGTAACAGTCTCTCCTGAGGACTGGCATCAGACAAACCCGTAGGCTGATACCGTTAACGGCTCATCAGGCGTGTAATCGGGCCACGCCTTCAGTGTTAGGCAGCTCTTGAGGCTATCGTAGGCCTCGTCTAGCTCCCTTCTGGCTGACTCTAAGTCAAACTCCGTGAACTGCAGCAGAGAGCTTCTGTAGGGCCACTCAGTCTCGACCACAGCCCAATACCACTGAGCGATCTCAATCCCTGCAGCCTTGCACATGTCCGTGTAGTTACATTGCTGCCATAGATACTTGAGCGACCTTGCAGTCCTGACGAACTGACGAGGGTCAGCTCCTCCGCCTCGAGTGGTCTTCAGGTCAATCACAACAGGCCCTGCCTTCATGTCGATCCTGCATTTAACATCACAGATGCCACGGTAGTCTTTCGCAAACACACTGACCTCGGGATTAAAGTCCTTGATGTCTCGCACTACTGGCAGCTTCCAGAATCGATCTGCAATTGCCTTCACTGAATCCAGCTCAGACTGCTTAACAATCTGCTTGCCTGCTTCCGCCTGCTCTGCCCACCACTCACGGTTTGCCTTGAGCCTGCGGTCCTGCTTGTCCTCTGGGCAGACTGAGTAGATCTTGTCAAACTCGTCACGCTCGAGGATGTAGCTGTGGGCCAGCCTGCCGAAAGCCATAGCTGGACTGTCGATGGCTGGTGCTTTACCAGTGATCTTCTGGTGGAAGTGATAGGGGTTATCTATCAGCTTCAGGTCACTGGTGGATAAGGCTGAGTCAGCCCGGTAGACTGACTCAGCTAGACCGTAGAAGGCCCCCGTTTCAAACTTAGAACGGAGATTCTGTTGTTTCGTAATCGACAGTTTCACTAGAGCCTCCGTTGATCGAGATGTATTCAGGACTGGACTTAATCTTTTCTTTCATCCACTCAGGGACACGATCCCAGTTCTTGTTGCCTGAGGTGATCTCATATACGAATGACTCATTGACCTGATCCTTGACCGGGAGCCCAGCAGGCAGCGGAGTGACACCCTCGATATTGTCATACATGTTACCGTCCTTGCCCTTGTTGTGGCTGACGCTAATCAGGCAGGCCTTGCCGATCATCGAATCGATGCTGATCCCATTGGCCTTGTCCTTGTCAGTGAATGCTTTCCCGTTCACTCCCTGAAGGATCTTCAGGAGGATCGATTTCTCATTCAGTGAAGCAGTCACAATCTTGGTCCTGCCAAGTGGCTGTGGACCTTCTTCCTCTCGGAAGACATGTGTGTGGTCAGGAAACTCAAACAGCAGTGCAAGCTGCTTCTTGGGGCCGTAGTAAGTCTCCTGAGTCCCCAGATCAATGCAGCCATACAGGCGTGAAACATGTGAACCTTCTGGGACCATTTTTCTTTCTCTCTTCGTTCCTTCGTTGAACTCTAACTTCATTTTTCTTCTTTCTGTTTTGTTTGTATTTGTTCCTCCAGTGCCTTTATGTCGCAGCACTGGAAAATTTTCAGCAGGTGCTCGGCCTGCAAAATCGCAATCCACTTTCCGTGGTTCTTCTTCCAGACCACACAGGGTATCTGGTAGGGCTTGGCGTCTCCTTGGGCTTGTGCCAGCCAATCCCTGAGCAATGCTTTCTCTGTGTTCTTAACCTCCCAGTGAACAGGCAAATCGTGGCAAGTCACATCAGGTGCATCATGCCCCTGCTGGCTCTGGTGGAACCCGGTGCGCTTTGCATCGAAGCCAAAGAACTTCAACACTGAAACCCACATGCGCTCACCACGTTTGCCTTTGTCCTTACTGTTCATGCTGCTTTCATAACTATTGATCAAACGGATAACACCCACTGTCCTTGAGGTCACCCAGCCCAGACTTAGCCAGAGCCACGTATCCCAAGCAGGCCACAGTGTGAAACTGCTTGATCTTGTGAGTGCCGCAGATCCTATCTGCCTCCTTCAGCACCCACTGCCTGTTCGTGACCTTGCCGTAGCTCGACTCCCAGACATCCATCGTGTCAGGCAACCAGTCAGTAACCAGACAGTCCAGCTCTGGAGGGTAGCTCCGCTCAGGCAGCTCGGTCATCATCTCAGGCATCTGTTCAGACACCCCAATGACCCAGTCCTCAACTCGTTTCACCCATTCCCAGACTGGCTGATTGTCGTAGGAGTTGATATTGATGTAATCACTCCTGACAACATGATCTGGAATCCCTGTCACCTTACTTATCGCAGGGTAGCTGCTTCCAGTTACCTGCCTAATCATCCAGTGAGTCAACCTCCGTGTCAGGCAGGCTGAATCAACCCCTCTTGCACCCGTGACCTCAGAGACCTTTGATGTGATCTCGTTCATTGCTTACAGTTAAACACATCATGACAGGATTGACAAGAATTATTTTTCGCTTGATTGCGTGGTCCGATCTGTTATACTGGTTCCTGCGTATCTTATGAAACCATTACAACCAGTTGCCCCAGAGTGGCTATTTGATCAGGGCTGGACCCCAGCCCATCTCTCCGTATACTTGTATGTTCGCATGAGAGGCCAGTGCTTTGAGAATAAGCGCAGCATCTCAGCTCGACTGCATATGAGTAAGAACACATTTTTCAAGACCCAGAAGGACCTGATTGAGTCTGGCTGGGTGACTGCTGAGAAGCAGGGCAAGAAGTCCTGCCTCACTGCCAACCTGTCTGGGATGTGTCTCAAATCAGGGACACGTTCTGATAACGTGTCGCAAGACGTGTCGCAAGATGAGGACTCGAAACGGGGAACGTGTCCCAAAATAGGGACAGTAACTAATAATACTATAGTTAATACTGTAGAAGATGCTGTATTAAGAGCAGGGAAGGATGCTGCCTTTGTCGCAAGTTACCTTGTGGGCTCTGCCTTGAGAGGAGGTTCTCAGTGAAGTCAGACTGGAAGATCCCCCACTCGAGCCAGCATGAGTCAGCAGTGCTAGGTGCAGCTCTCGATGGAGGCTTTGAAGAAGCCCTCGATATGGGCGTAGGTCCTGACCATTTCCACGGCCAGATCCACAAGAAGATCTGGAATGCTGCAGCGAAGCTGGCAGACGCAGGCAGCCCGGTGAACATCATGACCGTGAAGGATGTCACAGAAGGCTGCGGTATGCTCCTCAATGAGCTTCTGGATCAGGGCTACAGCCCATCGATGCTGGGTTACTACGTGCCAAAGCTGGAGGATGCTCGCATCAAGCGATCCGTGTTCCTGCGCTACTACAATGCCCTCGAGCATTTCTCTGAAGAGATGCCAGCCAAGGAGCTGCTTCAGAGGCTCGAGAATGACTTCTACGAGGTCACCAAGGCTAACTCAGGATCGACTGACCAGAAGGAGGGCTGGAAACGCTTCCTAGGGCAGCTTGAGGACGCTTGCAAGGGTGGTCTGCCTGACTACACCCTGAAGACTGGCATTGGGGCCTTAGACGCCATCCTCGGAGGTTTTGAGCCTAGTTCTATGAACACCATAGCAGCCAGACCGGGTTGTGGTAAGACTGCCTTTGCTATTCAGGTCATGAAGGAGGCAGCCCAGAGAGACGAGCGTGTGGTCTACTGGTCCTATGAGATGGGATTTGATCAGATCGCTGGCAGGCTGATTGCCAATGTGAGCGGAGAGGATGTTCAGCACTTCAAGAGGACTGGCCTTGGTGACGTTAACAAGATAGCTACTTCAGCTTCCGCCTGCACCCGGCTGCCAATCACAATCGAGGACAAGACATTGCCTCTGAACAGGGTCAGGTCTATGGCTCGCAGGATGGCTCGGGAGAAGAACGTGAAGTTGTTCATCATAGACTACCTGCAGATCATCACGGCAAGCCAAAGATACAACAGCAATGTTGAGAAGGTCTCAGACTACAGCAGGACCATCAAGATGCTGGCAATGGAGACGGGAGTGCCTGTCCTGTGTCTCTCCCAGATGAACAGGCAGATCGACATGTCAGAGCGAGAGCCCTCCCTGTCAGACCTGCGTGAGTCAGGAGCCATCGAGCAGGACTCAGACACGGTCAGCTTCCTGCACCAGCCAGACAAGGCGAACGATAGCAGGGTGGATATCATAGTCAGGAAGAATAGACACGGCAGGACAGGCAAGGTTGAGCTTGAGTGGACGAAATGGAACGGTAGATTCAGTGCTGTTGATCGCTCCAAGGAACTCACAACCACACCCCCCCTCTAAGCACATGCTTATTCAAATCCATTATACCAGCAAGGCCAGTGAGGCCCTAGTATCACTCGAGATGCAGGTAGCCGACCTGCTAGCTCTCGGTGGTATCATGAAGACTCTAGCACTAATCAGCGACGACGACATGCACTTCAATCAGGGAATCGAGGAAGAAGACGATGAGTAGACTAATCATAGGCCTGTGCGGCAGGAAGCACTCAGGTAAATCAACGGCAGCAGAAGCCATTGTCAGGCATCTCGAGGACGATGCCACAGTCATCAGCCTAGCAGGCCCAATTAAGGAGACTGTTCAGTCAGTCACAGGAGCCTGCTGCAAGCAGGACAAGGAGATCCTGCGGCCAGTGCTGCAGGCATACGGGGAAGCAATGAAGCAGCTCTACGGCAGGGAATACTGGGTAGAGGCAGCTACCAGACGATGGAACGTGCTCTGTAATCACTACAGCAGCATGATCTGCGATGACATCAGGTTTCCGTTCGAGGCAGACTGGATCAGGTCGCTTGGAGGATTCGTCATAGGGATCAACAGCCCCAGAACAGATACTTCAGACACTCACACATCTGAGACCAGTGTGGATGACATCGTTCCAGACTACACGGTCTGTAATGATGGCAGCATCTATGAGTTCAGAGGGAACATCCTAGCAGCAGTAAGACACTATGAGGCCAACATACGAGACAAGTGAGGACAGAGCCAATCAGGAGCTAGTCAAGACCAAGATCGAGATGATCATGCAGCAGCCACTGCATGAGCTGCCTCCTAGGCACTCCTTCGACTACGCAGCAACCAGACAGGGAGAGATCACGCACATGATCGAGGTCAAGTGCAGGACTAATCCCCTGAATGAATACCCCACATTCATGCTGTGCCTCGAGAAGTTCATCAATGCATTCACCCACTGTCAGATCAATGAGTTCCTGCAGGTCACACTGTGGGTGCAGTGGACAGATGCCCTAGGTAGCATCGACATGTTCCAGCCATTCAATGACTGGAGAATGGGCGGCAGATCTGACAGAGGAGACTCTCAGGATATGGGAGTGGTGATCCATATCCCCATCGAGAACTTCACCATCCACAAAGACCCACTACAAACATGAAAGAAACCAACCTCCTCGAGATCGGGGATAAATACGTATACGCAAGCTGGGAGCACCCACTCTCAGACATGCAGATCATAGCCATATACCGAGACGCAGACGGTGATGGTAGATGGCAGCTAGACCAGTTCAGAGGACCGTTCTCAAAGCTGGTAGACGGCAAGATACTGACCCAGATAAGCCCAGAGGACTACCCAGTCTTCCAAGCTGCCTCTACGGCCTCCTCAGAGCTGTTTATCAAGCTGAACGGAGACGGTGTAGCAGCAGTCAAGGCTGGCTGGTCTGGGACAGTATATGATCGGTAGTCGAAAAGGCTTGCTTTACGCCCTAGGCTACATATAATTGGATGGGCGGCTGGCAGAATGTAGTTACATTTATCCAGCTCCCATCCATCTCATTATGGGAGTAAAAACGAAGTGGAATCCTGACCTAGAAGCCAGTGGTATCAGACGATACACTGGCACTGGACTGAAGAAACAGGACCCTGAGAGATACGAGAGTATCCTCAAGGCTGCTAAGAAGGGATTCGGCATAGAGACACTGCAGGAAGTGTTCGGCATATCACGGGAATTAGCCGTGACTATGGTCGAGAAAGCTGAGAGAGACCCCAAGGCTCAAGAGGCTTTCCTGCAGGAGCTTGTGAAGACAAGAGACACTGCTCTGGAGAAGCTTGGAGATGCCCTGAAGTCAGGTGAGCTGAAGCCTCAGACGTTACCCGTCACAGTAGGGATACTGATTGACAAAGTCGAGACCTTGCTCGGCAAACCCTCGACAACTATTAGACACGAGACTGTGAATCTGTCAGAAGAGGTGCTGACTAAGCTGATCAAGAACTGCAAGCCAAAGCAAGTTATTGAAGCAGAGGTAGTTAGCATCGATGGGCAGAAGTGATGCAACTGAACATAATATATATTGTGCGAAACTCCACGGGCTAGATGGGGGGAGGGGGTCAGACGCTGACGAAATATAACGATTTCGTTGCGGATCTCCCCTCGTAAAATAGATGAGCAACATGTATACGCAGAAGAGCGATGCCCCAAGTGGGCCTACATTAATCGAGCCTAACACTGGCTATCTCGGCAAGGCCCCC